TTTTCATTTACTTTTTATGTAGTTATTCATTTCCTCGACTGTCTTTTTAATCCTGTTACCAAAATTAATTATGTCCATCATTGTACGTTTTGTTTTAAATACTTTTATATTGCTTTCTATTGGTTCTACAAACACTATTTCAAAACCGCCTGTCTCCTCTGTTGGCATCCACGTAAGAGTAATATCAACATCTTCTGGTTTGATCTTATTGGTTATCCAGTTCATTAGTAAGTACATGTCAATTTGCCCGTGTTCATCGACACGTTTTTGTGTCCACGCTTTTTTACCTGTTTTATATTCTCCAAGAGCTTTAAATGTTTTGTCACAAAATGTATCTGCATAACCTACCATTTGTATTTTATTAAATACTACTTTAAAGGGATGTTCCATTTTTGATAGGCGTACTATTTGTGGTAGAAAAGTCGGATCTTTCTCTAGCATAGTTCCTATCTTCTTGCCGAATATCATCTCTCGACTAGGTTCTTGTGGTTCATTTAACACATATCTGCGATACCATTGTTCTGGATCGTATTCAAATGAATATATGGCTGACCATGATAGTGGGCGTTTATTGAAGTCCATTTAATATTTTATCTAATTGCTCTATACTTTTTACAGACACTCCTTTATCGAATTTTAAAGAGATGTCTTGTACAGTAATTGTTCCAGTCTTATATACATTTATTCTATAATTCTTATACTGAAATGATTGCATATAAGAGTTTTTTTGTGGACCTAAATCTTTTAGATTGTATTTATTGATTATTTCTTGCATATGTGTTAAAAATTAGATAAAGCATCTTCTTCAATTGTAATTTTAGTTTCTTCAGGATTATACCATCTTGTCACTCTTATTCCATTTACTTGATCACGATTTTTTGTTAGGTTCATGGCGTCTTTAAGTACACCTGCGATAGACATTTCATCATATTTGTTCATCGGTTTACTAGGGAATGAACCATGCAGTGCATCTCTGTATACTTGGAATACGGTAATACCCTCCTGTCTTTGAGATACTGTAAGCTTTCCAAAATACCAATTTCTAATTAAGTCCTCGTTTGGATCACGAATCTGTCTCTCTTTCTGTATCTTAAATATCTCATCTGGAAATTCATATATAGTTTCTTTAAGATTAAACACACGATGATATGCCTCCGCAAAAAGTTGATTCCTATTTTCCTTTAACCATTCAATATCTGCCTCAGGCAATAAAACAGCTACTGGCAACCAGCGTCTATTTCCTGTCTCATCTTTTAGATACTCTGTCTGATTAGTTGTCATTGCAAATACACATCGACGAGGGAAGTCTTGAGAGTTTCTTTCATAAGGAGGTCTATACTTGTCTCTCTGCATTGTAATAATCGCTTTCATTCTCTTTACTTCGGTTCGTGAAAGCGTTTCACCTTCTGAAAATTCTATAATGGCTTTACCTTGAAACTGCATGAAGAAATCTTTAGAATCTGTAGACATTGTTGTCTCTACATGCCAATCACCTCCAAGAATTGCAAGTGATGTCGACTTCTTTACTCCCTGTTGACCTTCAAGCACTAGAACGTAATCAAATTTACATCCAGGCTCGATAATACGTTTGATTAAACCCTTAATCCAGTTTGATCCGATAGCTCTATGCACCGCATCGTCTGGAGTACCGTATGTTTTTACAAGCCAAGAATCTAGGCGCGGTATTCCATCCCACACTAAAGATGTAATAAAATCTGAAGCTGAATCTATTGTATTCTCTTTAGCTATTTTTATTATTGCTTCATATACCATTATTTTACCTACAGTTGTAAAACATGGGAACAGGATTGATATAGCCGTCTGAATGTTTACAGCATCATTATCCTCAACGTTTCTCCATTTATTGGATCTTGTTGGTAATATTTCAAGGGTATTATTAAATACATCATATCTAAATCTATCTTTAAAATTTGGATGATGTCTTAATACTCTACAAATATTCTCTGTATTCTGAATAAATACCTTGTCACCATCTTTAGTTATCTTAAATAGTAGATCTAGTTCGGGATTTTCTTTCTTTATCTTCATCGCAGGAGATTCGTATACAGTTTCTGTTTTTGCTATTATAGACTTTATTACGTCAGTTCTGTACTTAGCTCTGGTTTTTGTCTTTTCTCTTTGACCTACTGGAGAATTAAGCCATATTCTCTCCATCTGTGTGCTATTTCTACCACTCCAGAAAGATAATGCTCCCACAAATGCATAGTCTGCCTCCGAAGCACTTGGGTAATCACTAGTGTCTCCCTCGTATATTTTTTTAAATTTACTACCATTCTTAGCCTTAAAAAGTTTTTGTAGGATAGTATCATCGGATAGATTTTCCACTGTTGATGTTGCAACTATTTGTTTTATATCCTTTCCCCACGGATAGCCTATTATTGATAAAAGATTTTCCATTTCTTTTATTGTCACACGTCTAATTTCGGTATTATTAAAAATATTATTAGTAACTGTTAAATATCTTAATGAGTTGTATACCTCAAAAGGTGCTTTTTTATTAGCGATAAGATCAAATTTTTGATCTAGGATAAAGAAACAGTGCAATCCATTACCACTTGGAGATATTTCTATAAAGGTATTAGATGCTTTTATGAATGATTCTATTAGATCTTTCTTTTCATGGGTTATGACACCATCTTTTAGGCAGTGATCTATATCAACACCGAGTAACATTTTGTCGTCTTTAAAGAAAATACCGATACCATCAAAATTATTTGCACCATTATTTGCGGAGTCATAGACTTCATCGTACGTTCTCCAAGTATTTTCATTATTAGATTCAGCTTTTTTGTTCTTAGAAAAATAAGGAACTTTAGTTAATTTATCGTTAACCTTTTGATACCTCCAATTAGTCCACCTCTTTTCGTTTCCAAATATTTTTATTAAATCACTCATATATTTTTACGAGAAAAAGGTAGTAGTACACTGGAATACCCTCGCTAAAGGGAATGATGTACTACTACCTTTTTCCAACAAAGTTATTAAAATATTTTTAGCGATACTATGTTCCATACAAGACATTATACATCATCTTGAATAAATACAACTGGGGATAACTACTTTTTGATAATATCAAATTCTTTTTTTATCAAAAGCCTTATAACAGATGATACGGAAGGAGCAATATCTTTGGAATAATACTTTAATATTTCATCGAATTTAACTATGTCATCTCCTGATAATATTGTTGTTATAACTCTTGGATCTTGTGCCATATATATAAATATATACTTTATTATTTAATAATCAAGTGCCACACCCTGCCATACCTTGCCATACGGGGGGGGGGGGGGCTGTGGCAGGTTCTGTGGCTAACCACAGGGGTACTTTCCTCCTGCCATACCTTGCCATACCTTTTTGTATTAAAGTAGTAGAGATAAATAAAAAATATTATAATATGCCCATAGTATATAAAGGCAAAAGGTGTGGCAGGTATGGCACCAAACTGTTATTTTAGTAAAATACGGCTAACTATAGCCGTAAAATGGTGCCACACCTAAAGTGCTAAAAAGGTGTGGCATTTTGATCATGCTTCGATTTTAGGCTTAAAATAGCCTAAAAAAGGGGGTAAAAACACTCAAAAATAGGTGTTTTTTGCCCATTTTTGCCCTAAAATCTTCTCTTTTTGTCGCTTTTTCTCTGCCAATCTCACTATATTCTCATATTCAACGGTTATAGCTACCTTACAATCGGCACACAGGTATACCCTCTGTTTTTGTATTTCTTTGTCACAAATTTGGCATTTCATCGAATGAGTATATCACTGTAAAAGTTATCCACACATATAACTTGCTTTTATCCGTACAATAGTTTAATATATAGATATTAGTAAATTAATTAAAAAATATGAAGACATTTAAACAACATAAGAACGAAGAATTTATATTTGATAGTAACGAGTATGACGATTTATCAACTGAGGAACTTTTACAGCAGATAGAAGAAAGTGAAAAGCGAAGACAGAAATTAATATCTCAGTTTACTCCAGAAGAGTTAATAAAATATAAATCCCTTGTATAATTCACTATTCAGAAAATTTATGTTTGAGATGTCAATTTTAGCAAGCATTATTACTATTTATTTAATATTTATTTAATATGAATCAAGAAGATATTCTAAAAAGAGAAGAAGAATCTCTAGAAGAGAATAAGCATAAGCAGGAAGATGACGAAGATACTTATACTAAGGAAGACATTATTAGTTTAGCTCAAAACAATGAATAATAAAGAACTTGCACCACTTAAGAAGAAGATTGACGTATTAGCTAGTCAGGCAAGTAGCATTGTTATTATCAATGACGATGATCTAAGACTTGCGGTAGAGATATTGTCACAGGTAAATCACTACGCCGATAGTGTAAAGGAAAAGAAAGAATTACTGACAAAGCCTTTAAATCTAGCGTTAAAGAATGCTAGGGCTATGTTTTCACCACTTGAGGATGTTTATACTGAGGCTACAGAATCTTTGCGTAATAAGATGGCACAGTATCAAACAAAGAAAGTAGAGGAGCGAAAACAGGCAGAAATCAAGATTGCTAGTAGAGTTAAAGAGGGAAAGGGTGGATTATCAGTAGAGACTGCTGTAAAGAAGATAGAATCTCTTAAGATTGTAGATAAGGAAGTATCAACAAATGCGGGGTTAGTACAGTTTAGAGAGTCAAAAGTATTAAAAATTGTTGACATAAATCTAATTCCACGAGAGTATTTGGTAGTAAATGAGAGTCAATTATTAAAAGCACTAAAGGAAGGAAAGAATGTTGAAGGAGCTACTCTTGAGACAGTTCAAATTCCTGTAAATTATAGATAGTTAAATTATAGATAGTTAAAATATGGTAAAAATAATAGATAAAAGAGGTTTATGGTGGAAAAATATTAGCAAGCAAGATAGAAGTAAGCGCCTATCTGCAAACCGTAAGGCTGGCTGGTCAAAGGTTAGTTCAAAGGATCGTACTAAATTAGCCATAAAGTTAAACGAGGCTAGGTGGGGTAAAAAGAAGTTATCAACATAATTTATTTGTATTTTTTTATTGTACTGATATAATCAAGCCAATATGAAAAAAATTATAATAGTCGTATTGTTTATCGTATTATTATTCGTGATAAGTTATTTCTTCCTAAGACCAGTAAAAAGTCCTAAGCCTTTTATTGCTCCCGTAGAAGAAAATATATATAAGATTACACCATGTGTCGGTGAGTGTAAGGGTTAATTAATATTTAAAAAAATGGATAAAATAGCAGAACCAATTAGCGGAATTCAAGCTCGCAAGAAGATTTTAAATGGAGTAAATAAGGTGTTTGATGTAGTAAAGTTAACGCTCGGTCCAGAGGGTAAAAATGCATTACTTACTAGAACATATAACCGAGGTCCTCGCTTTACAAACGATGGTGTTACTATCAGTGATAACGTTCGTTTAAAGGATGAATACGAAGCTTTAGCAGCAGATGCGTTTAAGGAAGGTTCTAAACGTACAAACGAACTTGCTGGTGACGGTACTACCACCACTTGTGTTATTGCTGGTACTTTGATTAATAAATTATATAGTGAAATATCATCAAACGATATTCCATCAGCACAGATAACAGGCGCAAAGAGCGCTAAGAAGGGTGTACGTGCTTTAAGACATGAGATAAAGGACTTAAAGGACATTATTATAAAGGAAATCAAGGACAGAGCTAAGCCTATAAAGAGTCTTGCCGATCTAGAGAAAATTGCTGTCATTTCTATTGGAAAGGAAGATGAGGCTACTGCTAAAATAGTTGCAAAGATGGTGTGGGAAACTGGTAGAGATGCATCTGGTAATTTTATAAATAACCATATTGACGTTACTGAGGGTTATAAGCAGGAAATTGAGACAGAGGTTATTCGTGGTATGCGTTTCCCATCAAAGGTAGCTCACAGAGCATTCGTTAATAAGCCAGAGAGATTTGAGATGGTCGCAGAGGATACAGCTGTATTTATTACTAACTATAAGTTAGACAATCCATTTGAAGTTGTTGAGATTTTAGAAAATCTTAAAGTTCCAAAGATTGCCTTTTTTGCTCCAGAGTTCTCTCCTAATGTTATAAAATCTTTGATTGAGACTACAAAGAACGGTTTATTCTGCTATCCAGTAAAGTGTCCTGCTTTAAGAACAGAGCAGTTAGAAGATTTAGCAGCATATACAGGTGCTACAGTTATAGATAAGGATACTGGTAGAAAGCTCGTCAGCGCTACTATTCAAGATATTGGTTTTGCTGGAAGAATAATTGTAAAGGATACAGAGAATAGAGAGGATGCCGTGCTTATTGGTGGTAGAGGAGAGAAAGACAATGGCAAGAGGATCACTGAACGATGTGATAATCTGAAGAGTCAGATAAAGGAAGCACGAACAGAATTAGTAAGACTATCGCTTGAGAGAAGAATAGCTAACCTATCATCAGCTGTTGGAGTTATTAGGGTTGGTGCTACATCATCAGCCGAAGGTCTATTCCTAAAACTAAAGATTGAAGACGGTGTATTTGCATGTAAGGCTGCACTCGAGGAAGGATATGTTGAAGGTGGTGGTTTGTGTTTGAAGAAAATAGCAGATAAGTTAGATAAAAATATTCTTACAGATACTTTGAAAGCTCCATATGAACAGATACAAAAGAATGCAGGAGGCATTCTTGAAATAGGAAAGGATGTAATAGATCCAGCTAAGGTAGTACGCCTTGAGATTGAACATGGTGTGTCTATTGCTTCTATGTTCGTTACAGCTGATATCATTATCCCAGAGATGAGAGAGAAGTCACCAGCTGAGGGATATGAAACTATTGCCAGATCAATCAATCAGTACGCTCTATACTGGGCTAAGCATAATGGATTAATTAAATCTAATGAAGATTTGGCAGAGGAGGATAGAAATAAACAGTTTGAAGATGTGCTTAATGGTGACAGAGGATAATTTGTGTTATAATACTTGTATTATAATTAACCTAAAAAAACAATGAACGGTCGAGCAGCAAAAAATTTAGCACAATCAAAAGGTAAATCAATAGCTCTTTTGGTTGTAGACGGTATTAAAAAGCTTAAAGATGCTTATGAAAAGAGTCATAAGGAAAAACAAGACAAGCTAGATACAGAAGGTACAGAATCAATATTCAAATAAACTTTATGCCACTATCATCATCAGCTAGACAAATGAATATGAAGAAGGTGGGTAAGGTTATGGGTGAATATAAGCGTGGAACACTACACTCAGGAAGTAAGAAAGGTAAAAAAGTTACTAATCGTAAACAAGCCATAGCTATAGCGTTAAGCGAAGCTAAGATAAAATGAAAATAGTTGATATTAAACCCTATTCAAAAAACGCTAAGAAACATCCAAAGAAACAAGTAGAGCAGATAGCTAATTCTATTAAAGAATTTGGAATGAACCAGCCTATTATTGTAGATAAGGCAGGTGTCATAATTGTAGGTCACGGTAGGTATGAGGCTTGTAAAGTTCTAGGAATAGAACCTGAAATACGTGTGCTAGATATATCAGAGGAGAAAGCTAATGCGTATAGACTAGCAGACAATAAACTCAATGAGTCTGACTGGGATATGAACCTCGTAATAGAAGAGCTAAAGGGTTTGTCAGAGCCTATGCTAGAGCTTACTGGATTCGATAAGGATCTAATTATAGAGGCTGACGAAGCGGATGATGTAGTACCCAATACACCCGATGAACCTAAGAGTAAATTAGGGGATTTATATGAGTTGGGTAGTCATAGAGTGCTTTGTGGGGATAGTACGAAACTGGAGTCTGTTCTAACCCTTTGTGGGGATAATAAGGTTGATATACTAGTCACCGATCCTCCCTATAACGTAGCATACGAAGGTAAGACAAAGGATGCATTGAAGATTGAGAATGATTCAATGTCTGATATATCTTTCAGACAATTCCTAGTTGATGCAATGACAAATGCTTTTACTGTAATGAAAGCAGGAGCTGTGTTTTATATCTGGCACGCGGACTCGGAAGGATATAATTTTAGAGGAGCTATATTTGATATTGGTCAAAAGGTACGCCAGTGTCTTATATGGAATAAAAATAGTATGGTTATGGGTAGACAGGACTATCACTGGAAGCACGAACCTTGTCTATATGGTTGGAAAGAAGGGGCTTCTCATTTGTGGAATAGCGACAGAACACAAACTACTATATTAGAGTTTAATAGACCAACACGTTCTAGTGAACACCCTACTATGAAACCCGTTGATCTAATTGCCTATCAGATTACTAATAACACTAAAGGAGAGGATATAGTACTTGATTTATTCCTAGGAGGGGGGGCAACTTTAATAGCATCACAAAAGACTGGTCGTATATGCTACGGCATGGAGCTAGACCCCAAGTATGTCGACGTTATAGTTCAAAGATATGTTGATTACACAGGTATTGAAGAAGTTAAGCTTAATGGTAAAATAATAAAATGGCTAAAAACAAAGGTGGAAGACCCACAATAATGACGACAGAGGTAGTCAACAAACTTGAGGAAGTTTTTGCTATTGGAGGAAGTGATATGGAGGCGTGTTTTTACGCCAACATTTCTAAACAAACACTTTATGATTATCAATTTAAGCATCCAGAGTTTGTTGACCGAAAAGAGGCACTTAAGGAAAAACCAATATTAAAGGCTAGGCAGACCGTGGTGCAGGCATTGAGTAATCCTCATGACGCACAATGGTTTTTAGAGCGTAAACGTAAGAAAGAGTTTGCAACAAAGCAAGAAGTAGAACACTCAGGTAACGTTACAATATCATCCATACTTGACGATTTAGAAAAATAATGTCTGATAAAAGATTACTAGATAAAAATTGGAGAACAAAACATCTCTACAAGATAAGAGATAAAAATCAAAATCTCATTAAATTTACTTGTAATCGTGCTCAGAAACATTTTAACGAAAACAAGTGGTCTCGTAATATTGTTTTAAAATCTCGCCAGCTCGGGTTTACTACGTTTGAGTCTATAGACTCACTTGATGATACACTCTTTAATCGTAACAATGAGTGTCTACTTATTGCACACACACTAGATGACGCTAAAAATATTTTTGATAAGAAGATAAACCTAGCGTGGAAGAATCTACATCCAGAATTACAAAAGCTCTATAAGGTAGACGCTAATACAGCACAGACACTAAAGTTTGAGTTTGGTGACGGAACGTTCAGCAGTATCGCTGTAGATACATCAGGTCGTTCTGGAACTTTCAACCGTGTTCACGTAACAGAGTTCGCCGAGATTTGTAAAAAGTATCCACAGCGTGCTAGAGAAATTATCGAGGGAACAATACCAGCAGTACCGTTAAAGGGTAGAGTAGATATTGAATCAACATCACAAGGAGCTTCAGGAGAGTTCTTTGATATGTTTCAAGAAGCGTGGGGGCGTGAACCTGTACTTCCTGTGCAATATAAAGCACATTTTTATAATTGGACTTGGGATGATGAGGAATTAGCAAAGACAGTTGTTCTAACTAATCTACCTAAAGAATTTATTGACTATCAAGCGACACACAAGTTATCTGATCGTGAAATATCTTATTATTATAGTAAATGGATATCACTAAATAAGAATTGGAACAGTCTACACCGTGAGTATCCAACAACACCCGAGGAGGCTTTCGAAGCTATTATCGAAGGTACTTATTACGGTGTTGAAATAGGTATGATGGAACGTGACGGTCGTATAGGTAATATTCCATATGACAGAGCTTTAAAGGTACATACTGTATGGGACTTGGGTATTGGAGAAAACCTAGCTATTGGTTTTTATCAAAAAGACAGGATGGGTTTTCTACGCAAGATAGACTGCTGGCAAGGTAAGGATAGTGAGGGTATACCAGAGGCAATACTAGCTATAAAGGCAAAGCCTTATATTTACGGTAAGCACTTCGGTCCGCACGATCTAAGAGCAACCGATGTTGGTACTGGTAAAACAAGAATAGAATCAGCACAGGCTCTTGGGTTAGAATTTACAATAGTTCCTGATATGTCTGTCGAGGATGGTATTAACGCAGCAACATTATTATTATCAAAAGTATTTATAGACAAAGTAAAATGTGAGCTTTTTATTAAGTCTATGAAAAATTATATAAGACAGTGGGATGATAAGCGTGGTATGTATTTAGATACACCATATCATAACTGGGCATCACACTTTGCTGACGAATTCAGATACGCAGCAGTAAGTGTTGATTTAATGAACGAACAGCAAGAATCAGGCGTATCAGTGTATCGACCAAAGTACACTGGATTTAATAGACGTGGGTAACTACTATTGACAAATTAAAAAGTGTGATAAGCTACTACCATAACAACTAACTAAAATGATCGGCGATACACAAAACACAAAAGTTTCGAATTATCAACCAAGCAAAGCGATAGCAGATTTTACATCAATAGTAAAGAAGGACTTTTCCACAGGTGTGGATATCTTAACTCGCCCGTGGGTAGAGTTGAACGATATGTCCGTCACTGAACGTATGAACCGTGATCAAAGAACGTTTAACGCTTTTGTAGATGATAATATAGAAGATCCAAATGAAGCTTGGAAGTGGCGCGGTACTCGTTCAAAGGCTCGTAATAAAGCCATTGCAATGCATGCACAACTAACAGCTGGATACATCATCCCGATGTTTATGGCACAAAATGAAAACGATGAGGAGGATAGAGAAATGTCAGGGGTTATGCGTGATATTACAGAGTGGATGGTTAACAACTCAAACTATAAGTCATCATTCTTAATGACCGCAATGAGTATGCTAGTAAATCCTGTTGTATATCTTGGTGCAGAATATGCACAAGTGTTTCAAACTATTAAAGAAAAGAAAGCAGATGGATATTCTACAACTCAAATAATTGATGAAGTGCTATCAGGTTTTCAAGCACCTGTATATTCAGCGGATCAGATCCTAATCACAAATGCTTATGAGCAGAATATACAAAGACAGAAGGGTATAATAAAGAGAAGATACATTGAATATTCAGAGGCGGAGGCTAAGTATGGTCAGCATGAGAATTGGCAATATGTAACTGCGGGGTTTAAATCAGTCTACTCAGATGATGAAGGACTATTTTATGATGTTAAGGATGAAAACCATCAAAATCTAGTTGAGGAATGTACTTCTATTTATCGACGTGACGATACGGAGGCTTGTTTCGTTGGTGGTATTTATATGGGTGCTGATAATGTAGAAGCAAATCCCATTAAACATCGTGATAACAGAAATGCACCGAAGTATAACATCGTTCCATTTGGATATCAGAGAATCAATGAACACTTCTTCTACTATAAGTCTCTAATGAACTCTCAATATTGGGATAATCAATTGCTGGACGCACAGTATGAAATGGGAATGAATCGTCTAATGCTTGAGGCAAATATGCCTGTGGCTATTAGTGGACAGGATAAGTTTGACGGCGAGATTGTATTTCCATCATCTGTTGTTTCATTTAAAGATAAGGATACAAAAGTATCTCCCCTTCTTCCTGCAGCTAATATTGGTAATATATTCAGTGGCATGTCTGTTGTAGAAAAGTCACTCGACGAAGCCTCAGTATCAGATGTAACAGGTGGTCAATTGCCAAATGCTAATCAGAAGGCTACGGGACTAAACATTGCTGAAAAGAACGCTAAGACTCTATTACAGGGTGTGGGTAAGACTATGGCAGAGTCAGTTGTTCAATACGGAGGTCTAATGGCAGATATTGCTATACAGCATATAACTGTTCCACAGGTACTAGAGGTGGCTGGCAAGGAAGGAAAAATTAAATATCCAACATTTATTTTAAATAATAAAGTATCAGGTGGAAAAAATGTATCAAAGGTAATCCGTTTTGATGAGTCTCTGCTCGGTAAAGAGTATATGAATAAAGAGGCTAAGATGAAACGAGAAGTGGAGCTGGCAATGGAAGGTGGCTATCCAAATACAAAGCAGGATATTTACGAAGTAAATCCTGAGGTATGCTCACGTATGAAATACCTAGTTCGTGTAGAACCTGAATTGCTATTCCCTAAGAATGAGGAATACATGCAAGCTATGATGATGAATATTCAAGCACAGTTCCAACAGAATCCTTATATTGATCTAGAGGGACTAACAAGAAAGACATTGTATCAATTCTTTAGAGGTGAAACCGAGGATATAATGAAGAAGAAAGAGCTTGTAACTTCTCCAACAGTACCAGCTGGCGATACAGCTAACCCTGCTGGTGATAAAGCAATGGAAACAGGTTTGTCAAAAATAGACAGTATGTTATAATATAATAATAATAATTAATTTAAACTATCATGAATAATGTAAAGGGCTACGACTTAATAAATGTTTCTAAGGTTGATAGAGCATTAAATGGTGTTCAAAAGAATGATGGAAACTTCATCGGTGGTATTGGAAGAGGTGCTTATCGTGTTGAAGGTGTATGGAAGAGAGATGATATTGAATTATCAGAAACAGAGGTAGATTCTCTAGAAACAGCATTATTAGCAGAATATGATAAACTCGGGGGTCTTATTGTAAAGGGTGATGATAAGGTAAAGACAGGTTCTTTTTACAACATAGCAGCAAGAAAGCCGCGTGCAGTACCTGAAGTAAAATTTATCTACAGAATAGGAGGTAGGGTTGTAGAAGTTCCTGAAGGTATAGAGCTACCAGGCGAAGTAAAAGCAGTAAAGATTTTAGCAACTCAAATTGAAGAAGAAAAGAAAACAAAGAAGTCTAAGAAGTCAATGAATCTATAATAATGGAGAACAACGAACAAAAAATTTTACAGAAACATTTAGCTAAGTTTTTGATAAACGACGTGTTCAATGTTATTTCAGAGGAGGATATATTAAAGATTAGATCAGCAAACGTGTGGGAACATAAAGGTAAGCTGCTTACTGAGGGTCAAGTTAGAGCGCTAAGAGCAGAGGCTAAGGCATTTAGGGAGTCAGGTCTTTGGTCGATACTAAAGGCAGAACTTTTATGGCTTGCTCACATAAAGGGTTACGTTAAGTCTCAAACAGAAAGTGATATAATAGCAGGTAAGTTAATAGAATATTTGACAGTAACTATTGATGATAGACTTAAAGATATGTCTAACATTTAATAGTAGGATTGGATTTCCAAAGGTGAGAATACGGTCGATAATTCTCACTAATTGGGAATCTAACCCAAGATTTTAATAAAATAATAAGTCAACGGGGACTATAAACTCGATATAACCATTATGGCTATTGAAGAAAAAAAGACCGACACTACTAAGGTGGAAGAAAAAGTAGATGTGATAGATACCGAAGGAGATACTCCAGAGGATGGTTCTGTCGCTAAGGACACTGACAATATACCTGACTATAAAGCAATTGCTTTAGCAGAGCGTGAGAAAAGGGAAAAAGCTGAGAAGGCGTTGGCTGCGAAGAATTTTAAGCTACGCCAAGAAAAGCGAGAAGAAAAAGATGTTGTTGATGATGATATTGATGATGACAAACCCATCACATCAAAAGAACTTCAAAGAATCCTTGCTGAGAATACACAACAGACTGAAAAACGTCTTAATAAGTCTCAGATAGTAGAATTCGCAAAGTCTCTAGGAGAGTCTCAAGACGAAATAGAGGCTATTGTAGAAACACATTCTAATCGACAATTCCCATCTGACATGTCTCTACCAGAGCAAGTAGAGGAAGCGTATGCAATTGTTAATCGTAAGAAGCTTATCTCCACAAATAAGGAGTTAAAGAGAGCTTTACTAAGTAAAGAAACTGCTTTAAACGATTCAGCAACTACACATCGCGACCCTATGCAAGGTAATGCGCCTAAGTTGTCACCAAATGACACCGCCTCATATAAGAGAGCAGGATTTTCATTCGACACTAAGGATAAGGTTTGGAAAAAGAAACTGCCTTCAGGTAAGTTCTTGATTAAAGACCCTAAAAGCAAGTCTACCTACATCGCTTAATATTCGGATTACAAAACCACTATCTCTATATGGGATAGTCTAGTAATTATTAAATAACACTTGATTAACCAAGTCGCTTTTTGCGTATTAACTTAATCAATCAATAAATTGGCTAAAGCAGATCTAAAGACAGTTGGACACGCTGTTATCTTCCCAAGATACCTAGTATCAGGAGGAACAGCAATACAAGCAGGAGAACCATTGCACTCAGTAGCTACATCTTCATCAGGTGCAGCATCAGTAAACACAGCAGTGCTAGCGGCAGCAGATACTCCTGTTATTGGAACACACAGATTCATGGGAGTAGCAAATGAGAATTCAGAATTAGCAGCAAACGGAACAGTTACACAGCAATTCTTAAATGCAGCTTGCCCAGTGCCTTCAGTAGGAAGAATCCGTGGAAAGGCAGAGGTTGTAGCAAACGTTGACACATTAACTGAACTAGCATTGATCATAGGTGACTACACCTTGATTGACTATTCAGCAACAGGTGCAGCAGACGGAGGACAGCTTTATACAATTAAAGACGTTGCGTCAGCAGACACATCAGGTCTTGAAATTGTAGGAGGTAACACCGCACTTCAAACACTAGATGTAGTTGTTGAAGGAAGAGCATACAGACACGACGTAGTATAGTAGGTAGTACATTGAAATTATTAGTTAAATTTAGTAGAATATTATTAACAATATTCATAACTATATGTCTAAACAAGTTCCATGGAATAGAGGTTTAAAATTATCTGAGATACCAAAGTATAAAAATATGGGATTTCAGAAAGGTAATAAATTAGGAGATAATCCAAAGTCTATTGCTACCAGAATAAAATCTGGTCAACACCTTTCTCCGGATACCGAATTAAAACCCGGTTGGAACCCCTCTCCAGAATGGATAGCTAAACAAAAAGCTAGAACTGGAGATAAGAACCCCTCTTGGAAAGGAGGTCTTGAAAATAGAAAGCCAAGTGATAAGAAGCATATGTGCAGTAAATATATGGGATGGATGTTTTCAGTCAAAATGCGAGACAATTGGAGTTGCAGAATTGCCAATAAAGATTGTAAAGGTAGATTGGAAGCTCATCATATTCTTAACTGGGTAGACTATCCAGAGCTACGTTATGAAATTAACAATGGCATCACATTATGCCACGCCCATCATCCAAGAAAATGGTGCGAAGAAAAACGGCTAATTTCTGAATTTCAGAGATTAGTGTCAGAGTCAAATGATAAATTTTGAATCCACAAGGAGGACATACATCAGCACTGTCACCAGACGCAGTGCAGACAGAAATCGATGCAGTAGCATACGAGAAGTACCAGAGAACTCAACAGCCTGAGTACGTTTCAGCTACTGATCCATTTTTCTTCAAGCAATCAACTGAAGCATCACTAGCCTATACATGGGATGAAGATTCAAATGTAGGAGGTTTTGATGAGACAGATGAGCAAGAAGAAATTGCAGACACAGACACATTTATCGGTAACACAAAGACAAAGAAGATGCAGAAGTGGACAAAGCAGATCCCTGTATCTAGTGAAGCCTTTAATGCAGACAAGGTAGGAAAGAGACAAAAGATTGGAGAGCAAATGGGAGACCGTGCACGTCTTACACAAGACAAGAAAGCTATTCTTAATACATACGGAGACGCTTTTGCAGGTTCAATCAACACAACTCCAGATGGACAGGCTCTAGCTTCAAACTCACACTTGACACTAAAGAATGTTAGTGTAGACAATCTAGAGACTATCGCATTCTCTGCTGACGGACTATGGACTATCGTACAGTCTCTAGCAAACCAGAAGGCACAGGATGGAGAAGCTGGTTCTTATGTATTTGAAGGCGTACTTGTACCTTTCATTCTATTTAGAACAGCTCGTGAAACTATGAACTCTCAACTAGTACCATTCTCAGGAGAAAATCAGATTAACCTATTTGATACCGACTATGGAACTGTTAAGATCGGAGCTTCTATTTTCCTAGGTTCAACTTACAATTCAAACGCAAACGCAAACACTTCATACCATGCACTTTCATCAAGTCACATGGTTAACAGAAAGGTTCACCGTGATTTGTACACAAGTTTGATTCCACCAGAAAATACAGTAAATGATTCATACATCTATCGTGGTCGTTTCTTGGAATCTCATTTCCCAGAATCATTCACAGGTTATGTAGGTTCAAATGGAACAACAGCTTAAATTATTATCATTAATCACTAATCACATATGAATAAAACAATTCAATGGATAATAGGAGTAATTGCAGTGCTTGCACTCGTGCTTTCTATTTCAAATCTGGTTGGTGGTAATAATCAATCAGTAAGACTAGGTTCAGATGGTACTAGATTCCCTAACGGAATATCAGTAGGAGGAGGAGTTTCCAACTCTGCTGGCTGTTATCAGATCTATGCTACAAGTACAGCAACTGTAGGAAAACTAACAGCTTCAACAACAGCTACTATCGAAGGTGTTGACGGAGTTATGATGTTTGAATACGGAAGTTGTTTATAGCCTATCTATATAGCCCCTTTATGGGGGTTATATTAGGTAGGTTAGTAATTAAAAATTTAATTTAATATAATGACAAACAAAATAAAATATACAATACTAATCATGGCATTCGTTGTTGCAACAGTAACAACTGCTAATGTAGTATTTTCAAAGGCAACAAACGTTTTAGGAGGTATAAGTCCAGCAGGTAATCCAACATTCTCTGTATCATCAAGTACAGTGTATACACTTACAACAACATCAACCAGATTACTAGCTACATCTACACCAACAAAGCGTGTGGCTACTTTGATTCAACCTATTAACTGTACTGCTGGTGGTACTACAGGAGCATTTGTTAATCTTAACGGTAATGATTTACCAGCAACTGCAAATACAGGCACATTTGCCTTTGGTTCTTCTACATTGTCTCTTGCAGAGTATCCAAACACACCAACAGTGCAGACAGCCGTACAAGGTATTGTTCCATCAGGAACATGTACAGTGCTAGTTACAGAGTGGAGAAGTCAATTCTAATTTAAAATACAATGTCTATAACAATAGCAGATAGAAAAAGTAACCTAAGTTCACAGTTACACGGCGGTTCACTTAATAAGGTGAGAAACGTTGAAATGCTATTTGAACGTACAGCAAATACTGTTCTGTCTAATATAGACCCAGTGGATACAATGCGAACTGTTGCTCTATCACAGGTTATTCACGATGATATATTTAACTATACATTACCATCCGATTTCAATAAACTTGTGGATCTAATTCCGCAAGATAATCGTAATAGTAGTGATGTTGTTTCTAGAGGATATGCATCAGGATTTGATCTAGGTAAGATGTTAACAAACAAGAAAATATCTATTGAATCTAACGAAGGTACTAAATATGCACGCATAAATTGGAGAAGTAGGCAAGGGAAAGTTATCCACAGTATGAATTCAGTAACAGCAAACGGCACTTGGACCGCTGTAGGAACTGCGGCTAGTATATCTGCCAATTCTATATTTAAAGTCTCTGGCTCTGCTTCAATTGAATTTAATATCGTTACAACAGGTGATGGAATATCTAATACAACAATGACATCCGTCAATCTTACTGACGAAGATGAGGTTGGAGATTTCTTTGTGTATGTATATGTAGGCACAGTACCTACAAGTATTAGTGCTAGATGGGGTAATGATTTAACGACAAAATATTGGACATCTGTAGCACAAACTACGCAGGCTGACGGAACAGCATTTAAGGTGGGATGGAATTTAATAAAATTTGCTTGGAGTACAGCTACAGAGACTGGCGTAGTTGATCCAACAGCAATAGATTCTTTTAGAATAACCTTTGCTTCGACAGCACAGCAAAATGTACGTGTAGATAATATTATATGTTCTATAGGTAGAAACTTTGATGTTAAATATTATTCAAAATACATTCTTAAAGATACATCAGGAATATGGATTCCTAGAACAACCACAGATTCAGATATTGTTGTACTAGACAATGATGCTATTCAAATCTTGTTACTAGAGGACTTAAAGGCTGGAGCTCAACAATCGGAGGGTAGTGACAGTACATTCGACATTAACTGGGCTAACAAGGAACTTGAGACTCTTTACAAGAACTATAGAGCAGAACATCCAAGTCAGGCTAAAAAAATTATTACTAATTATGGTGGTTTACCAAGATATAGACAATGAGATATACACTTTCAGAGGAAACACTAGGCTATAATACATCCCAAGAATCGTCTAATGCCGATACACGTCTTCTGATCGCTGGTAGTAAGAATGTACAGATAGATTTTCAAAAGAAGGTTAAAATACGTTCTGGCTATACTAGATTAGGTGCTGCCAATACTGCTTTAACGGAGGTAAGGAATGCGTGGACTTGGTTTACATCAACAGGTACTGTAATAGCACAGCGGTTCTACGACGACGAGTTGGAGATGTATTTAGGTACAATTGATGGCACTGTAATAGACGCTTGGACTAGAATAAGTAGTGGTTGGAGTACAACAGCAAAAATGCGTTCCACTACGTGGTTTGATTCTGTTGAAAATACGGATCTACAATTGATGGTTCAAGGTGATGCTAATATTTACGAGTATAATGGAGCTATTGCTATTGTTGACTCAGTTACTGGCACTACTATTACAAAAACTAGTACGACTACTTTTGCACAAAATAGATTTTATACAACTAGAAATAAAACAGTTGTGTGTGTTCGAACAGGTACTGAATATACTTATACTGGTGGAGAGACTACTACCACTTTAACAGGTATTGCAGATACTACAGGCTTGATTGCAGGTGATATACTTGTACAAAAAGTTGTTACAAATTTTAACGAACCAGTAGCAGGGCATACTAATCATTTTATATATACATTCGAAAATCAAGTTGTTATCGGCTCAAATGATGACGAAGAGGTTTATATTTCTAAGAATACAGACTTTAAGGACTATTCATTTTCAGCTCCACGTATAGCAGGTGAGGGGGCATTGTTCACGATTGAAGATAGACCCACGGCAATTACATCGCTTGGAAAGCTATTGCTGGTATTCAGTAGATCATCAGTTGTAAAAGCACACTTCGAAGAGATAGCTGTCTCTACAACACTAGCTGAAACACTGAAGGTTGATAAATTATTTACTGGACTTAATCAAGGGGCATTAAATCAAGAGACCATGATACAGATTGGCAACTCTTTAGCGTACATATCAAACGAGCCAGCTGTGCGTATCATAGACAGCCCTGAAAATCTAACTGGTATTAATCCTAAGACATTCTCTAATCCTATTAAACCAGACTTTGATGCAGAGGATTGGGATAATTCATTCGGAATATGGTATAAGAATATGCTTATATTTACATCATCTGTAAATTCTCGAATGTATATGTTGAATTTTGTTGAAGATGCCGATGGTAAGACATTTAGGTTTTGGAATCCACCACAAACATTACCTGTAGGTGCTATGTCTATAATTGATAGTGGAGATGGTTTATTACTGCACGGTCATTCTAATTCTATACCTGAAAGTTATCTACTATTTGATGGTGCTTCAGACGGTCAGTACCCTAATATGCCTGTAGAGGATAAGCTTCCAATACATGCCATAGCTAAGTATGCGTATAATGACTTAGGTAAAAGAGCTGATTTAAAAAACTTTGATGAGTATTATGTAGAGGGTGAAATAACTCCGAACACTACAGACTTACTATTAGATATTAATTATGATTTCGATGGTAACACACAGGTTATAGAGAAAACTATTGATGGAAGTGATAACGATATCCTAGAAGGTTCTGTAGGATTTAATTCACTTGCACAACAATCACTATCTCTAAATCCTTTGGGAGGACTGCTTAATGCACCAACAGATGCGAGAAAGTTTAGAGTAACTTTTGAAATCGCCAAAGAGGATTTCTTCACAATTGACGACACATACAGTACAAATGAAGTCGATAGATACTGGGCAATAATTTCAAGAGGTAGTAATGCAAGTCTATCTAGAAGAAAGACTATTAATATTAGAAAATAATGTTATAATATATGAATTCAATAAAAGCTAATAATTTTAAAACACGAGATGAACTTGAAAACTATGTCAAAGGACTGATTGGATTGACTCCTGACATGAAAGCAAACTATAGGATTACGGGGACATCGGATGAATTAAAGAGATTGCAATTATCATCAGGCACGATTTTCTGGGGCGTGAAGATAGATGTTACAGACGGAGGTTCAGCAGTTAGAAAAAAGGTCGCAGATAAGATTTATAGAGGAGTGTTACATGATTATGGTATAAATAATAAATAATAAAATGAATTTAATAATAACAGCATTAATATCAGTCGGGATATCAATAGGAACAATGTTTGGTATAGATAGTCTACAGCCAAAAGTAACTCCAGATGTTCGTAATTTAATACAACAACAGGTTAACAGCTCAAGTCGTGACATAAAGGTAGATTTGGTAGACTACATGAATAAATTACGCAGTAACGATACAGTTGTACTAGGAACAACTCTCCCTATTGCTGGTTCTACATATACATTAAGTGGTGGTGGAGTTACATCATCTGCAACTACAATTACACTATCGTCTCTTACACTTCCACAGAATGGATATAAAATTACTGATAGTGATTTAGCAGACACATTCTTCTTGACTCTAGAGCCTGGAAACAGATCACGCCAAGAGATAATCAGTTGTACTACTGTAGTTCAAAATTCTAACAATACTGCTACTATATCAGGCTGTGTACGCGGACTTTCGCCTATATCGCCATATACAGCCTCAAGTAGCCTACAATTTGGTCATGCAGGAGGCGCACAAGTAGTATTTTCAGACCCTCCACAGTTATTTAACAAATATGCGGCGAAGGATAATAGTGAAACAATTACAGGTACATGGACATTTAATTCGTTCCCGATAACTCCTTCAAATGGAACGTCATCAGAAACAATTGCAGGTGTTGTAGAGCTTGCAACAGGTGCAGAGGCAGCTGCTGGGACTCTTACTGGTGCGACAGGAGCCCGTCTGGCTCTGTCTACGGCAATTGCTACATCAACATGGAATAGTGCAACAGCTGGTAATGTAATACCCGTTACAGATTCAGTGACAAAGAAAATAAATGCTAATTTTATAGCCACATCAACTCTTGGGGCTAACTTTACTTTAAGTGGTACATCTACGATGGCAACATCAACCACCTATTTTACTAACGGAATTAGACTAATAGAAATAGGTAAGAATACAACGGTTATAACAAACACTGGTACATCAACATTTACTGTGCCTAGTGGTGTAAGCAAGATAAATGTAAAACTAGTTGCAGGTGGAGGAAATGGAGGTGATGGCGCACAAACTGGAAGTAATTGTGCTGCTGGCGGTTCAGCTGGTGCAGGAGGCTATGCAGAGAAAATTGTTGACGTTACTGGTACATCAACTATACAGGTCTATGTAGGTACTGCTGGTCAATCTACTATGTTTGGTACAAATGGTTTTTACTTTTCTGCTACAGCTGGTAGTAATGGAAGTAATGGTTCTGGATTTACTGGTGGTGGTCGCGGATCCGGAGGTAGTGGGGTTGGTGGCGACATAAATATTTCTGGTGGCGGTGGAAGCGTCGGTATGGGTGCTGGTTCCGGTGGATTTTGTGGAGGTGTTGCGGGAGGTAACAGTGTACTAGGCTTCGGGGGTGGCGGAGGTAACTACGCTACAAATGGTGCTGCTGGTTCTGCATACGGTGGTGGCGGTGGAAGTGGTGGTTCCCAAGCTGGAGGCTCTACTTCAACAGGTGGTTCAGGCGCTCAAGGTATTATAATTATAAACTGGTAAACATATGGAAACTGTAACCGACTACAACATAAGATTTCAAAAAGAAAATCCACAGTTTTTTACCAAACCAACTGCGGAGGTTAAATCAACACCAGTTATATCTAGTGATGCAGGAGTTGCTACTATCAACAATGCTATTGCAGATCACTCAAAAGATATTACAAAACTACAACCTACGACAACAACTGTAGATACGACGACCAAGCCAACTGTAGCGACAAAAAACACTGCTCTTGAGAAGATAGGCGCTGTTACAGCAAGCGAAGCTAATGCAACGGGAATGGATTTAACAGGGTATGTGTTTGATAACACGAGTAATTACTATGTACCGAAAGCAAACACTAATGCAGGTCAATTAGATCAGCAGTATGAAAAAGATAAAGCGGAAATTAATAGTGCTTTTACAAGTAGATTAGCGAGTTTTGATGCAGCTTCACGTGCAATTGTTGATTCTATTCAGGGTATTTATTCTGCAAGAATACAAGAACAACAGGATTTAAATAAACGTTCACTAGAGAGATATGGAACTCTTGGAATAAGAGGAGGTACAGGCAGATATGCGCCAGAGATACAAAATAGTATTCTAACTGGAGAAGAGCGAGAAGGACTGAAAAGAATAAAAACTATTGCAGCAGAGGAGGCAGCGGCTATTGCTAAGGCACAGCAAGAACTTACTGATAAAAAGTATACAGCTTTTGTTGATTCGAGAAATCAGATAAATGATCTAAGAAAAGAGAGACAATCACAGCTTGAGAAACTGCAAGAGATTGCTGCTAAGGAGCAGATGAGAATCGCAGAGGCAAATCAAAAGGAAAAAGAGACTCTTGCTAAATATAAAAACGATGCACTAATGGAATTAGGTAAAAGTGGTGTAACCGATGTAAACGTTATTAACGGAGTTAAGAATGCACAGGATGTTTCTGAAATAGTAAAGGCAGCAGGTGAAAATCTAATCGGAGGCACTGGTATTATTGGTGAATATAATTTTTATAAGAAAGATGCTATTAGAAATGGTCTAACACCATTAACTTTTGATGCGTATCAGACTAGAGACGCTAATAGAAAGGCGACAATAGCTAGTGCAGGAATCGGAGGAACAGATTTGAATCAAAAGGATAGAGCTGTATTCAATCAAATTGTAGGAAAAGTTACCGCTTCACCAGCAATACAAGCACTAGATAGCGCTAACAAGCTTCGCGATATAGTACAAGAAATAAGAAATAACCCTTCAGATCCTGCACAGCAACTTAATCTTATATATTCATATATTAAAGGTTTAGACACAAATTCGGCTGTAAAGGAAGGAGAAATAGAATTGGTTAAGAGTATTAATTCATATCTCGGTAAGACTCAACTTATGTTTGAAAAGGTTGCAAGTGGTAAGCCTATTACATCAGCAGTCGCTTTACAAATAGCCGACTCTTCAGACACTTTGATTACATCTATTGAAAATATTGCAAAGAAAAAACTAGCTATTTATGATGCACAGGCTAAAGAAAATGGAACTAGTGTTTATGGTGCTTGGAAGTCATTTAAAAGCACAGTAGAACAGTCACAGTTTAATTTAGTAACTGAACAAAAAGATGAAGAAAAAAAACTTCTAGATTATGTAACAGCAAATCCGAATGTATCAAAGCACGCTGCTGATCTAGCAGAAACTATTGATCCGTCTACTGGCGTTAAGTTTACTCCTGCACAGATATTAGAATTTTTATTAAAATCAAAATAACATGCCACTTACACAACAACAAATTGATGCCATGAGTAGTGCGACTGGACTAAGCTATTCATCAACACCAGCTAATGTACCTAGTCTAGCAGATAAAATCCGTGCGGCAGTTCCAGTAGAAAAATCTGTGCCTATTGTAGAGGCTGGGAAAAGAACTATTGATACATTCAATAAGATAGGAGGAGATGTAAGTAAAGCTTTTGCAGATACTCCAACAAGAGCTTTGGAAGCAGCACAGAACCCAGACGGTAGTGTTAATCCACTAAAGGCTATACCAGCAGTGGTAGGTTCGGCTGGAGTTACTCTAGGAAAGACAGGAAAAGCAATAGCCGAGGGTACAGGTGCTTTAATTGCAATGCCATTTGATGCCGTTTTAACATCAATAGCACAGGAAAAACCAGATCTTGTTAATAAGATCAAGTCTTCTGAAGGGTATAAAGACATAAGTAATATTAAATTAACACCAGAGGCTCAACAGGCATTTGATAAGGCTGTCGCACTAACTAATAAGTTTCCTGACGTAACTGACTCAATTGTTGGACTAGTACAAACACTTATGCTAGGCGGTGCGAGTTCAGCAGAAAAACAAATAATAAAGGAAGGTACGGTACTAAAGAATACAGTACAAGATATGATACCAGCCACGACTCCAAAGAGCCCAGCACCCGTTGCATTTGAGGATTCAATTACACAAGCTAAAAAGATACTTAATCCTACAGAGAAATATACTCCGACAGAAATAGAGAGGATGAGACAGCGAGGAGAAATAAAGACAGAGGGAAAGGGAATCTTAAAGAAAGATGTGGCTAATCCTAACACTACTTTACAGGATGAAACTGTTGCAGAACTTGTTCAGCAAGGTAAAATTTCAACTAAAAATACTCCAAGTCAAAATATTGGTGTAATTAAACAAGAGGCTCGTATAAATGATGCTAATATTGATGAAATTGTTAATAGACCTGATTTAAATAAACCATTTACAAAGAGTACACTTAATAAAGTATTTAATAGTGTTACAGACTCTGCAAAGAAGGATCTAGTATTTGTATCTGACACAACGGAGGAGAAGATATACAATGCTGTACTGGGAGTGGCAAAGGAGGAGATAAACAATAATCCATTAAACAGTGCAGGACTTCGAAAATCTATTAAAGCGTTTAATGCTAGAATGGAGGAAATACTCGGTAAGGATATATATGCTGGGGCTAGTGAGAGTGTAGGTAACGCACGTCTACAAGCTTCTAAGGATGTTAGAAAGGCATTAAACGATTTCCTAGCAGACAACCTAGAATCTCCTACAGTTAAAATAGATAAAAATCTGGCGAATAAAAAGATTGTTAATACAATGCCAACCCGTGCTGAATATAATACTGGTAAAATACAAGGCGGAAGCGTTTATCGTGATCAACTACAGCGTGAGGCTAGACTACTAAACGCAGCAGACGAGATTGCATACAGAACTCGTGGTACACTTGGTAAGACAGAGATCAAACAGTGGTTTGATGCACATCCAAACGTTAAAAAAGCAGTTAAATATGGAGCAGGCGCTGTTGGTGCTAAAATAGGACTAGATATGATAACTGGAGACTAATTATCAAGCCAAGAATATAATCCAACGCACATGCAAAGAATTAATACATTAAACATATAACAATAATACCATGAAACCAGAGGAAATAGCTAGAATGAAACTAACACCAGATCAAAAGTTACAAATATTACGAGAAATTGAAAATAAATTATCAGTTAGTTTCTCTTTAGCTATACAGTTTTTTGCTAATGTATTGGATAAACACATAGAAGATAAGAAGAAAGAAGCACAGGATATAATTAAAGAGGTTGACGATACAGTAAGTAAAATATCTTATAGAGAGTTAGAGGCAAAAGATCTATTAGCACAAGTTGAAAGTACCGTAATAAGACTATCTAGTAAAGAAGAAAATATAATAAAAAATATATCCAGTAAACAAGCAGATGTAATAAAAATAATTGAAGATATTGCAAATAATCTATATTCTAATAAGGATAGTGAACTAAAACAATCAATAGATGATTTTAAGATACTTATGGCAAGTATCGTCACTACTTTTGAACAGAAAATCTCTAGTATAAAGGGTATTGATGGTAAGGATGCTAAAGTAGATTATAATTTAATATTTGATTACATAAATAGTCAATTTACTAAACCTAAAGATGGATCACCCGATCAACCATCAGATATTGTAAAAAAATTGAATGTTACAAAATCAAGTATAAAACCAGACGTCATAAATGGATATCAAGAAGAAATATCAAATTTAAAAAATCGAATTAATATTTTGGAAAAAGACAAAACGAAAACTCCAAGAAAATATGGTGGAGGTATGGGTAACTGGATACATGAATCAACCGCAATATCCTCATTAACCACAACAGTTTTACTGTCTTATGAGCCCGCGGCAGGAGGAAGTGCTATATTAGTTAGATATCAAGGTGTTTTATTAGCACACGGTGTACAATATACAATAAGTGGAAAGGTAATAACATTAAATTTCACACCGACTGATGGAACTTATTTAGACGTTACATATGTAAGATCATAATTTATGAAAAAAATAATAATATTTTTAATAGCATTTTTATTACTAGCGAATTTTGCACACGCTCAGAGTCCTAGGGTATTGACAGTTGATATAGGAGGAACTGGAGCATCAACGTTATCAGGATGTTTGCAAGGAAATGGTACTGGACCGATAACGGGTACAGGTTTACCGTGTAGTTTTGGCGGAGGAGGTAGTGCTGGCGGTACATGGGGAACTACGACATCATCAGTGGCAAGTCAGCTACTGAACTATTCAAATAATACAACTGACATTGCTATTATTGGAGGATATTCTACTTCAACATCTAAATTCTCTTTAGATCCGAACACAAATGTGTTCAATGTTTTATCGGGTAAAATTGGTGTAGGCACAACATCTCCCTATGCTTCTATTTCAGCAAACGGAAGAATTGTCGGTAACGTATTCACAGCAGATTCAGCATTATCTACATCTACTTTCTTGGGTAAGATGTTTATCGGTACAAATACAACATCTGGTGATGATTCATCTGTATTAATCGGTCGTGCGGTTACTGGAGTATCAAACACACACGGCTTTAGAGACGAGTCTACTGTAGACGCTTCTGTAGACGCTGGAGGTTATTCAGCCTTTGATTCTAAATATACATATAACGGAACATCAGCCTATAACCACATGGCTGGTTTTCAAGCTAGACAGGTATATAATGGTTCAAATAGTTTAAATGAGTGGAGAGGTTTTTGGTCATCACCTTCTCTAACAGGTACTGGTGCGGTTACAAATATTAAAAACTTCCATGTACTCAACTCAACTAATACTGGTGGTGGTAGTGTTGCTAACCAATATGGAGTATTTATCGAAGGTCTTACAGCTGGTACGGCTAGTAACTATGCTATCTACACAATGCCATCAACACCATCATGGTTTTCAGGTCAGATTGACATAGGTACTACATCAGCACAAACAGGAGCAAATACCAACGATGGACACTTATCTCTAAGAGGAGCTTCTGGTAATCAGCGTTTCATGTTTGGATATAACACAACTCTTGATTATGGCTGGATGCAGGCGGCAAAATTTGGAACAGCATTTGAGCCCATAGCAATTAATCCTAATGGAGGAAATGTTAGTATTGGTACGTCAACATTTGTAGCAAAATTAGCAGTTGCTGGTGGTACTACAAATACATCAGGAGCAGTAAAAATTAATCCAGCTGGAACAGGTAATAATGCAACTCTTAATGTAACAGGAAATGGACTGGAGGCTACACTGACAAACACAGGAGCAACTACAACGCTTATATTCCAACCTGCTGGAGGTAATGTGGGTATTGGTACAACTTCACCTTATAGAGGATTATCAGTTGCAGGTGGCGCTGTAGTTATAGACAATGTTTTATCTTCTTACTTTGTTGCTACTTCAACTACTCTAGCTTCTACTTTTCCTTACGCTTCAACTACCGCCATTTCTGCTACCACACTTTGTTTAACTGGAGATATCTGTAGAACAACATGGCCTACTGGAGGAAGTGGTGGAGGTTCAGGGGGTACTTGGTCTACAACAACATCAAGTGTGGCTGGTCAGTTACTTAATTATCCTAATAATGCTACTGATATAGTTAATATTGGGAGTAATTCTACAACAACAGCAGAAGTATACTTTGACCCTAATATGAACCAGAATAAGATTAGTGGTAACACTTCTCTTGGATATCACACACTGTGTGGTAATGCTCAACCGCTTGCTTCTTCTACAGGTTCTGTACTATTAGAGTGTTGGGGTGATTCAGCAACTAATGTAGAAATAGGAGTAGGTAATAGAAATAACTCAACTACAGCATATACAGACTTCTTCTTGAATAATGATTTAGCAGATTCAACAATCACTCACTACGCCGCTTTGTATTTAAATTCAAGTACCTATAATGATACTACTTATGGAACAGGTCAGGCTTTTGCTAATCAGTTAGGTCTACAAAATACAGATGGTCTAGTATCAATATTCTCATCAACATCAACAGCAACTAAGAACGGTATTAACTTCTATGTTGGAGGTACAAATACTACAAATGAAATTGGAAGATTTACAACTACAGGTTTGGGTATTGGAACAACATCACCATATAGAAAACTATCAGTTGCTGGAAATGCAGTGGTTGATGATAATATTCGTTCTTCATATTTCACAGCTACTTCAACGACTGCTACATCGGCGTTTTCTGGACCAGTAACTGTTTCAACAATTACAGCTAACTCATCATCAAATACAGCACTTAATACATCGGGTAGTTTACAGGTTCTAGGAGGAAATATTAGTGCTGGTGCGGCCCATGACGTTTGGATTAGTGCCGCCAATACAGTTACAAAAGACTTTACTGTTAAAGTTGGTGGACTGATAGGTATTGGTAATAGTTCTCCACGATATCCATTAGAAGTAGGTACAATATCTACAGCTCTTAATACTCTAAACGGTAGTGTTACAAATGCTGGCTTTTCATCAGCAACTAGAAATGTTCTAGCGACAGAATACACAGGTGCTTCTGGTGCAACAGCAGGGGCATTTTTAGGAGCATATTCAAACGACGGGGCATCAATGGCTTCTGGTGATAGATTGGGAGGATTCTTCTTTGGTGGATATGATGGAACAAACATGAGAAATTCAGGAATGATTCACTCATTTGCAACAGAGGCATGGTCAGCAACAAATGCAGGAACTAATCTAGTATTTGCTACGACACCTAACGGTTCTGTTACTAGAACAGATAGAATGACTATCGACAGTAACGGAGGTGTTTCAGTTGGCACAACAACAGCAACAGCAAAACTTAATATATATGGAGGAGGGGTTATTATAAACCCAGGGGCAACTGGTAAACCTACATGTGATGTGTCACAAAGAGGAAACCAATGGAATACATTTAGTGGTGCAGGTGTAAAGGATAGTGCAGAGGTATGTTTGAAAGACGCCGCCGACGCATATGCTTGGAGAACACTTTATTAATTAATATAAAATATATGGAATTAACACAAACAATAGATTTACTTAAAAATAGAAAGTCAGCATTACAAGGTGAGTTACAAGCAATTGAATTAGCTATCTCAACTTTAGAAGCAACATATCAACCAGAACTAAAAGTTATTGAAAATGCTAATAAGCAAATTGAAACTCTACAAATCCAAAAGGATAGTCTCGAGAATGAAAAGGAGGCTATTATCGCAGAGAAAGAGGCTATAAAGGCTCAAAAAGAAACACTAGAAGCTCAATTAGCCGATGTAGTTCAAATAGATACTCCAGTAAAAGAAGTACCACCTGCCCCAGTAATAGATGATGTTCCACCAGTAGACACTAATGATATAATTAACTAATATGAAAAAAACAATAATAGCAACAGCAATCATAACAGCTTTAGTAATTATTACAGCTTACTTTGCATATACAGTTTATACGCTAAGACAAGTTGTAGCTTCACACGATATTGTACTTACTCAAATAGTTAATCTAATTAATAGTTCACCAAAGAAGTAACATGACGGCTCAAGAAGAAAAAGGAATTAGTTACAAACTAGCAAAGTTAGAAGAATTAGCACAGCAACACGGTGAACATTTTTCCTACTTTAATAAAAGCCTAGTAGAAATTAAAACTATTCTTGAGAAAAATGCAGAAGAAACAAAGAAATATAGAGAGACTGTAGATGCTCACATGCAAAGAGTAGAGCCAGTAATCTTAGCCTATGAGAGGGACCAAGCTTTTAAAAAGGCTTTAGACGAAAAGGGAGAAACTGTAGTTAAATGGTCAAAACGAATAACGGCAGTTGGAGTAATTGGAGGAGCAGTAATAATAGCTTTTAAGAAATTCCTATGAAATACACAGGATTTATTACACCTAAAATAGAAAAAGAACACTATGTATTAGGGGGTTTAAACGTACCTTTTAATATTCTTAAAGAAGATGGTGACTGGAGAAGCGATAGAAGACCAGTAAAAGAAATACAAAAGGGAATAGGATTTGATACATTTAACTGTACAGGATTTAATACTCTTAACCAGATAGAACAATACATGTATGTCAGATATGGTATAGAGGTTAATTATTCTGATAGGTGGCTAGGTATTATTGCAGGTACAACTCCCCCTGGTAATGACCCACATGTAGTATATGAGGCAATTCGTAAATATGGTCTTGTAGAAGAATCAATGCTACCTTTTACAGAGGATATAACTACAGTTGAAGAGTATTACTCATTTAAGGGCGGTTGTGAGTCAGATTGTTATAGAGCTGGTAGAGAATGGCTTGAGAAATATGACTTCAAACATGAGTGGGTATTTAATCCTGATAGTAATATTCCACTTGATGAAAAGATAAACAATATTAAATCTGCTTTAAAAGTATCTCCGCTAGGTATAGCTGTGTATGCTTGGCATGATGACGATCGTGGTGTATATGTTAGATACGGTGATGATTGTCACTGGACTAGTGCAGACGCTCTCATTGATTATTTAAAGGTGTATGATAGCTATGACCCTGTAGAGAAAGATGTAGAGCAAGAACTGTACTATGCAAAGAGAATAGATATCAGTCTTAAAGAGGTAAAAAAAAAGACACTCTGGGAAATAATTAGAGATTGGTTTATTAGAGAAAAGTTAATTTATAGAAATTTTAAAATAAAAAGAAATGGATAAACTAAAAATAATATTAGAAAACCTATATCAGTATTTATACAGAACTCCTATAGTTCAAACACCAGTAGTAGAAATACCTAAACCAGTAGTTAAGTCTAATCGTGAAAAACTACTAGATATCGCCATAGCTAACTATGGAATTGACCCTACTCCTAAAGACGAACAACCAGATGAATTTGCTTGTGTTCATAGTCTAACCACAATAGTTAAACAGTTATTACCAGACTTTAAAGTAATAGTTTATACACCAGATTTAGTTATTCAACTACAGAATGACAAGAGATTTAAAGAAGTATTAGAGTTTAAGCCTGGCAATATAATCATATCTGCTACTGCTACTGGTAATGGAACTATTGTTGGTCATACTGGTATTATTTCAAATAATGGCAAGGTATTAAGTAACTCATCAGCTACAGGTTTATGGTTTGATAAATTTGATTTAATGTCATGGATAGAACGCTATAGTAGACGTGGACAACTAGCCCTATACGTATTTGAATTACAGTAGTATAATACTATTATTATTATTAATTTAACATATTATGTTATCACAAGAATACGTCGGTGCAATTGCAATCTTGGTAGTCAGTGTATTTAAAATGTTTGGTATTGAAATTCCAAATGATGCAATCGCTGGAATACTTACAGGTGTAATTGCAATATGGATTGCTGTTCGTAGATATAAGAAGGGTGATATATCTCTAGGTGGATTTAAAAAATAGTATCGTATATATTCGGCTGTGGTAGTTCTTTGTATCTCAATAAAATATTTTTAAAGTACAAAAACGAAATTCCTTACTTCATATTTTCTAGTGCTACGAATAAGCGGGTCGACCACAGTACCGCCCGTAGCCGAATATATACGATATGATAGAATTAAAGTATTGGTACGCTTAACCAATAAACTTGAAAGAACCTCGCAAGGGGTTTTTTCGTGTGGATAACTTTTGTTGTAATAAAATATATGAGGTATATAATTAAATACTGAAAGGTTCTTTACATGAAAAACGCAACTAACTGCGGATATTGCAACTGCCCCATCATCGTACCTTGTGTCGGTGATTGTGCGGTATACGACGATCCTGTTTGTCGTTCACTAGCGGAGGACATTCCCGAAATGGACTTGTCTGCCGTTGAACTCTTCCCCGCTATTCATCACCCATTGATGGACTAATCATATGTCCAAAAATCAGGTGTGCGTCGGTTGTGGCTGTAAAGTCACACAATACATCGTCCTTCAAGGACGTATCTTCTGCGGTTATGGAATGTGCAAGCCACGTCCTAGACCAACGGCTTCTAAGCCTTTGATGAAATGAAACCTCGCTCCTGTAGACAAGTTCTTCGGAGAAGGTTATCGCTTTCTCGGTTTTTCAAACTTCAACTTTTTCGTAGCCGACATCACATCAAAAAGAAGGGCTGGTGACCCATCTTTCTCCCCCTGTAACAAGGGGGACTTTTTAT